TACCTTTTAGTATAATTGCTCAAGACATCGTTGTCTTAAAACACACAAATTACACAACACACTTCAGTAAATCAAAAAGATACCCGGTATTAGTACAATGGGAAACAACAAAGGCAATGGTAGGTTGTCCAACACCATTGAAGAGAAAGGATAACTTTAAGCCTGACCCACAATTAGTGGATGAAACCAATATTGCATTTTATTATGTAAAAAGTGGATACGATAGAGGACATGTAATGCCGGCAGCAGATAACCTTTGCCAAACCCAAGCGGTACAAGATGAATGTTTTTATTTCTCAAATATGGTTGCACAAACACATAGATTAAATGCTGGAGATTGGAAATCATTAGAAACCGCAACCAGAAATTGGGCATTAATTAGTGCAAAAGTGAGAGTATGGAGTGGTTCAGTTGGTGAAGCAAAGAAAATTGGGTTGGTATCGGTTCCCACACAATGTTGGAAAGTAGTTCAGGTTGCTGGAAAATGGCATGCGTACTTATTTAACAATGATTTATCAAATCCAGATGGGTTTGAAAATAACGAAGTACCGGTGTCACAAATAGAAAAATTAACAGGTTTTACATTTAAGTAATAATGTTTATTATTGTAGTAATTTCTGTTATATTGTTAATTGGGATTACATATCTCATGTTTCGACTATTTGATGACAACTACTTTAACCAATAAATTATTCCCATATAACGGTAAACTCTACTTAGGGTTTAAGAGAATAAGGATTGACCGTATTGAAGAAGATTACGCAAGGTATCTTAAAGATTTGTGGTTATGTGATATATTATTAAAAACCCCACAATATGGTGGGGTTTATTTGTTTTTACGAGAAATTAAAGATGTTGAATTTGAGGATATTACTCCTTAGGACCGGTCTTAATTGTTCTTGTTTGTCTTTTAACCGGTTTAGTAACCTCATTGATTGAATCAAAATTATTACTAATGTCTTTTAGAATTGCTGCAAATTCATAATTTTCTGAATTTACATTACTTTTCATTAGAACGTTAACAAAATCTTTTAAATCATCGTCACTAAATTTTGTTCTTACTTTTAATGAATTTTTCATTAATTTAAAAACAACATAAAGAACATTCATCTTTTTATCTTGGGGTAATGAAAAATAGTTTTCAACATTAACACTTGAAACTATTGTCTCTGTGACATTTTCTAAAAATGCAACAAAGGATTGTTGATTTATGTTCACTTTCATTTTTTTTCGTTTTCAATAAATAGTCATCAAAAAATAAATGGGGATTATTTTCCCCATTTACCACGACTTACAATCTGAGCAATAATGCCGTAGACCGATAAATCTTGATAACTATCTTGAATACTTTCACCAACAGTATCATCGTGACCTAATAATACCAATTGTTTAAGTCTCTGTATTTTGTCATTCATACGGAACCACAAACCCGTTTGAGACAATTTAATTTCTTCAGGTTTCTCACAACGAGTTCCTACTGAAATATTATCGGGTCCGTAATTTAATTGTTTTCTACAGAACAAATCATATTGTTCTTTTAAGATTTTTTTAAATTCGGATGTTGTTTCAGGATACAATTCCTCACACTGTTTTGTTGTACTTTTTGCTTCTTCTGACATATTTTTGTTTTTTTTACTAATATAGTGAATAATTAAGACTTTATCAAATATTTATATATAAAATGTAATACAATGGCATCTAAAAAATCAAATGATTCGTCCCCTATTGGACACTCAGACCAACCAAAACACAAACAACTAATTAAGATGGTAACCTTTAGAGTGGTACCAGCTTATTTCAATGAAATTGAAAAGGTTGCAGACCACAAAGGTATGGAAGTATCTAAATTAATTAGAACTTATATTAAAGAGGGTATGAAAAGAGATGGTGAATTATCTGCTCAAGAAGAGAAAGATTTCGACATCTAATTACTTACTGAATCTTTTTAAACTATTCATAGTAATAAAGTTATATTTAACCTTACCGATAAACTCCGGTAAGGTTTTTTTATCGGTATAACTCATCGCCGATTTAAGATAATCTTCAAAATTTTCCACCCATTGACTTAAAGTATATTCTACTCTATGTTCTCTAACCACACCTTCTGATGTTGTTAACTTCTCTTTACCCCAATCACGTTGGACTTCTTTGGTACTCATACCTCTAAACACTTTTTTAAGACGAATATCAGATTCTAACATTTGTTTGGCTTCATCACTATATTGGTCTATAGTTTCCCACCCACCCATTTGGTGATGAATCATTTTTTGGGTCTCTCCCGCACTTTCTAAAGCTTTATTGAATATAGACCCCAACATAACATAATCGGCACCTAAGGCTAAAGCTTTGATTACGTCAGAGTATTTTTGGAATCCACCATCGGCAACAATTTTTGTTTCATATGGTTTACAATTACCCATGTAATGTTTTTTTGTTTGTATATCACCACATTCTTCAATCAAGGATGCCATGGGGTAACCAATACCGGTCTGTTGTGTGGTTAAACAACCCGCACCGTTACCAATTCCAATTCTCACATAATCAACATTAATTGATGCAAATTTATAATATGTGTTCGGATTGGCCACATTACCAACCATCAATACCAAATCATCATCATATCTTATCTTTGCGGATTTTGCAAACTCATAAACATTTTCCATGTGGCCATTGGCAACATCGATTAATGCAAACATTTTTTTATACTTACGTTCGGGTGTTCTATCCAAGAATATTCTTTCAAAGTCAGTTAAACTATATGATAGGAATTCACTACTTGAAACGTAATTATTGTCCGGATTACTTATTCTTGGTAATACAACCCTAATACCTAAATCATCAAATATACGTTTATTCTCTTGACTAACGACGGTATCCATTGGTGCGGTCATGAGTGGTAAATAATCACGATAACGTGCGTTAATTTGACTTCGGCTTTCAATATGAGTAATATCTGCCGGTTGAATTAGAATATCATCGAAATCAAAAAGTTGTTTTGACATACCTTTATTGTTTAGTTTAACGACCAAATATACTACAATATTTTTATTAAAAAAAATATCATTAGGTTTATTATATGAATTTTTTTACCTACATTATAAAAAAAAACATTACATGGGAAACGGAAAAATATTTATTCAAATTGCCTCTTATAGAGACCCTCAATTAATTCCAACTATTAAAGATTGTATTGAAAAGGCGAAAAACCCTAAAAAATTGGTTTTTTCAATTGCTTGGCAACATTCACCTGAAGATGAGTGGGATAATCTTGATGAGTTTAAAAAAGATAAAAGATTCAAAATTATTGATATCGATTATAAAGATAGTCAAGGTGCTTGTTGGGCGAGAAATCAATTACAACAACAATATGATGGTGAAGAATACACACTTCAATTAGATTCACATCATAGATTTATTCAAGATTGGGATGTTGAGGCAATTGGTATGATTAAACAACTCCAAAAGAAAGGTCATGAGAAACCTTTATTAACGGGTTATGTTTCGTCATTTGACCCTGACAATGACCCAGCAGGTAGAATCCAACAACCATGGAAAATGAATTTTGATAGATTTATTCCGGAAGGTGCCGTGTTTTTTATTCCTGCAACTATTGATGACTATCAAGAAAGGACAGAACCTGTACCGGCAAGATTTTATTCTGCACACTTTTGTTTTACATTAGGTCAATTTGCAGTAGAGGTTCCACATGACCCTGAGTACTATTTCCATGGTGAAGAAATTTCAATTGCAGTTAGAGCATTTACCAATGGTTATGATTTATTTCACCCGCATAAAGTTCTTGTATGGCATGAGTACACAAGAAAGGGTAGAAAAAAACAATGGGACGATGACCCAGTTTGGGTAACAAGAAATAATAACTGTCACAAACGTAATCGTAAATTATTTGAGATGGACGGTGAAGTTAAAGATGTGGATTTTGGTGTATATGACTTTGGTACAAAAAGAACATTGGCGGAATATGAAGCTTATTCTGGTTTATCATTTAAGAAGCGTGGTGTACAACAATATACATTAGAAAATAATTTGGCTCCAAATCCCGTTATTGAAGACTTTGATGAGTATCAAAAATCATTCTCACAAATATTTAAACATTGTATTGATATTAATTATAATCAAGTACCTCACGATGATTATACATTTTGGGCGGTTGCGTTTGAAGATGAGAACGGGGTTGAGATTTATAGAAAAGATGCCGATGCCAATGAAATTAGAATGATGAAAAATGACCCCGATGGTTATTGTAAAGTTTGGAGAAGTTTTGATACAGTTAAAAAACCACATAAATGGGTTGTTTGGGCACATTCCGAAAAACATGGGTGGGGTGAAAGATTAACCGGTGTTTTATAATGATTACATTTTATGATGACTTTGACCAATCTTTAGAAGGTGGAAGTTTTAGTACTTTTAGAAAAAATTTAGGTAATAAATTGTTTATGTATGCAATCGCTAGAATTGCATCTGATATTTTAGATTGCAATTTAATTTTACCTGAAAATCCATTAGTTCGTAGAGATTTATTTCATTTGGGATATCAAAATGAAAAATTTTGGATGGAAGGGATATCCAATCGTAAAAATATAGATGGTAGTAAAGTGACATTGGATGATAGGGATATGGCACATTATAAAAATATAGAAAAATTTATAGAGTCCAATCCAAATAGACCAATAGAAATTTTAGGATATTTTACTAAATATGAATACATAAAACCGTATAAAGAAAAAATAAAACTTTACTATCAATCATATATTAGACCTAAAAGAAATAATAATGATATTGTTATTATGTTAAGGGATAGTACTCAAGATGCAAGATTTGTATTACCTGATGAATATTATATAGATTTATTAGAAAATGAAAATTTTGATAGATTGTATGTATCATTTGACCATTGTCATAAACATAATACACTATTTGAAAAATTAAAAAAATATAATCCAATTTATTTAGAGAGTGGGATTCAAACATTGTTCTCAGAAATCACAAGTTTTAATAAAATTATTGCATGCCAAGGTACATTTTCATTTTGGGCGTGTTTTTTATCAAATGCGGAAACAATTTATTGGCCTATGACAGATGATGGACCAAATTCAAATAATGAAAAGTTCATTGGGGGTGTTAACTTAGTTGTTGATGATGAAGATAGGTATAAATTTATAAATTTAAAAACAGTTTAAATGAAAAGAAAAATAAAATTAAGTAGAGCAAGTTTTCCCGGTGTTGGTAATTTTTCGTGGATTAATTTTTTTGTGGACATATTACAAAAGAAATACGAAGTTGTAATCGATGCTGTTAATCCCGATTTAGTGATATACACTAATCAATTCTATAGAGAAAATGAATTAGATTATTATACAAAAGAAACGGTAAGAGGTATTCATGAATATGACGATTCAATAAAAAAGGTATTTTTAAGTGGTGAAGCTCGTCCCGATTTTATGTCTCATATTAATAAAGGTGTAAATTATTATGCATTAGGATATGAACACGAAAATCATGAAAGATATTTAAGATTCCCAACATTAGTTTTAGATGCGTTTGTACTTCATAATGAAGGTGGTATGTTTAACAATCCATATAATTGGATGTTGGAGAAAAGAAATTCGGATGATATTATAAATTCAAAAAAACACTTTTGTAGTTTAGTACAAGCAAGTAATAATCCTGATAGAGCAACATTTTTTGATATTGCCGAAAAAAAATATTACATAAAATCATCAGGTCCGTGGAGACAAACAATTAAAGATGAGGATGGATTAAACCCTTACAAGTATCATAATTACTCCAATCCCGATTATATGGGTAGAATTGATGGGTTAACGTATAGAGATAAGATTAACTTTTTTTCTGATACCATGTTTAACTTAGCGTTTCAATTTACTAATACGGATTATTTGACACAGGAAAAAATTATTCACTCATATGCAGCAAATTGTATACCAATTTTTTACGGTAATCAATTTATTGAGGAGGAAGGTTTTAATCCCGATACGTTTATTAATTGTCATAAGTTTGAAAACTTTGAACATGCCTTTGAATATATTAGTGAAGTATATGAAGATAAAAATAAACTAAAGAAATATTTTGGGGAACCAATTTTTATTGACAATAAATTACCTGAGTATTTTAATGAGGAATACATCTTAAACTTTTTTGAAAAAATAATAGAAGAATGAAAAAAGTAATATCGTTTACGTTATTTGGCTATGAACCAAAATATTACATAGGTGCGGAAAAAAATGTTGAAGTAAATAAAATTTTATTACCAGATTGGGAAACTGTTATTTATTACCATCCTGAAATGACAAGAATGGATAGTGTTGAAAAATTGTCATCAATGGGCGCAACTTTAATTGATGTTTCTAACATAACTATTGGTAATAAAGGTCCCAAAGATTTTCCGTTCTTTTGGAGATTCTTATCCTTTTTAAATAATGATATTACCATAGTAAGAGATTTAGATAGTAGAGTTTCAGATAGGGAGGTTGAATATATTAATAGATGGTTAGACAATGGTAAAGATTATTTTATTATTAGGGACCATCCTTGGCACTCACCGGTACCAAGTGGATTATATGGTATTAGAGGTAAGAAGGTAGAATTTGAAAATCATTTTAATTCATTTGTTGGTAACTCTGATTTAAGATGGGGTACTGACCAAGAAATTTTATATGAATATATGAAAGACATTCCATCTGAGAATGTTGAATATTGTGGTTTTGATAGACCCGAAACCTATATACCAAGAGTAAATAAAGAATTTTTTATTGGGATGCAGTTAGATGAAAATGATAATCCAACAGTACCTAGCGGAGAAACTTGTTTAAAATTTTTAAAAGAATTAAATTTATAATATGAGATATTGTTTTGCCACGTTAGCAGTTAACGAACCGTATGAAACTAAAACTAAAGAGTTTTATAAGGATTTAAAAGAAAATACCACACAAGGTAATTTTTTTATTACCACCATGAATGAAGAATTATTAAATCAAGGTGAAAGAATTTATACTAAAGTAATTAATCCATACTCAACTGAAGATTCAAGAGGTGGTTTTAATTTTCACTTAAATTTAAAGTGTCTTTCATTAAAACATGTATTAGAGTGGGAAAAAGAAAATCCTGATGATAAACATGACTATGTAATTTTTACTGATGGTGATTGGGGAATGTATACCGGATTTACTGAAGAAAAGATATTAGGAATGTTAGACCATATGGATAGAGAGAATATTGATTGTTTATTTGAAAGACCGGCACCAATTGGTTCACATAAACAAAATCCAAACGAAAGTTTTTTCAAAGATAAGTTATACGACTACGATGTTTTTGACCACACAAAATGGGATGATGCCCATTGCGTTAATGAACAAATATTGGTTATAAAAAATAATTGGAAATTCAAATTCTTTGTTCAAAGGTGGGAACAATTTCTTTGGTATTCAATTGCAAACGATATTAGAAATTATCCAGATGGTTTTGAAATTGGTATTTCAATATTAGAATCGGAGATGAAATATGCTTATCAAGGAATGTTTGGTCACCATTTAAATAATTGTTTTTATTTTTATACAAAAACAAATGATTTTCATGTTAGATTTTAAACGTCGTTTTGACCACAAAAATAAAATTATTAAAAAATTAAACAATAAATGAGAGCAAAATACGTAACTGCATATTGGATGGATGTTAATGGGTATCCTTTTCAAGGTGCCATTCCAGCAAGAAAAGATAGATATCTTGGGTCATTAACAAGTCACTGTAAAAATTTAGGTCGTGAAATAATATGTTACACACATCAAATAAATTTAAATGAACTTGAAGAATTAAAACAAACGCATAATTTAGAAAATTTAACAATTAAATTGTTGGAATTGACAGATATGAAACTACATAGTGGTATAAATGAATGTCGGGAAAAACATTTTAACACTGATTTGGATGGTCGAGGTCCTGAAATTATGTGGGGTAAATTTGATTTAATGGAAAGAGAGATGGTTGATACTGACCAGATTTATTGGTTGGACGTTGGTTTACAACATCCTGGTATTTTTCCTTGGATGTATTGTGTTCCATATCATGACCCAAGTTTCCACGATTTATCTGATGGTCGTCCACCATATTGGAATCACATACAACAAACACAATATGATTTCGGATTATTATTCAATGAAAATTTGATGGATAAAATTGAAAGTATTACAAAAGATAAAATTTTTGTCATAACTACAAATAATCCACAGACATCATATGGTCAATGGCAATCACATAACATTATTGATTATGATGTCTATAGAGGTCCTTATTTAATTGCCGGAATGTTTGGTGGTGATGTTAATACAATAAGACAATTTATAAATCAATTTTGGTATTTCGCGAATAAGGCACTTGATAATGATTTTTTAGTAACAGAGGAATCAATCATGAAAGTAGCATACGATTCACTGAATAAAGAATTGTTTTTACCGTTTGACTTTTCAACACATCAAAATGGAACCAACATAGACTACCATTTTGAAATTTGGAAAGATAATAATGATGGGCCAAAACCATTGTATATGATTTGGCACGATATTTTAAACTATTAAATGAAAGCAATAGTTAGTTTTGGGATGACATCCGGTTTAGGCGACTCTTATGGTGGAATGTATAGAGCATATATTGCACATGAGTATTTAAAAGAATTGGGTTATGAGATAACCACATACGTTAACATAGGTCTCAATCCCTATAAAATGAATGATGAAGATAGAAGTATTTTCAAAAGAGTTTTTCAATTAGATAAATTCGACAATTTAAATATTGTATTAAACGAGTTTAATAATCAATATAACACATACCCCAAAGACTATGAATTAATTTTTGATAATTACGGTATTTTTCAAGTTTATGTGGATAAAAAAATTGATGTTGAATATCAATTTAATGAATATTATTATTGGCAGGATACTGACGATTTACCAAAATATAATTTATTTACAAAGGAAATTATGGATTTTTGTGAAGAAAAAATTAAAACGTTTCCCGCTAAATATTATTCTATTCATTATCGTTGGTATGAGATAGATAACAAAGAAACATCGTTTAATAATTACAAAGAAATATTATGTGATTTCTTGAAAGATAATACTGAAATTCCTATATTTGTTTGTACATCTGACCAAGATTTTAAAGATAGGATAGTTACGTTAAATTATTCAAATACTTTTTTTAATGATTATTTATTTCCTGAAAATTGGTACACAAGAACATATGATTGGGACGATGAAAAATTGATGAAATTTTTTAAAGAAACAATTTTTGAAATGTACGTAATGTCCAAATCAGAAAAAATATTAAGATTATGTAATTGGTTTTCAGGATTTTTATTCTTTTCAAATTCTTTTAATCAAACAAACATACCAAATAAACAAAGATATTTTCCACCATTTAGATAGTATATGAGTAACACAATAGTAACAGGAATTTGGGATATAAAAAGAGATACATTAACCGAAGGGTGGAGTAGAACTTTTGAACATTACCTAAAACATTTGGAGAAATTAATGAAGTCACCAAACAATATGATAATTTTCATAGAGGGACAATATGAAAGTTTTGTTTGGGAGCATCGTAATCGTGATAACACTTTAGTTATTATTAGAGAATTAGATTGGTTTAAGAACAATGAAACTATATATTATAACATTCAAAAGATTAGATTAAGTGAAGATTGGTATAGTCAATCGGGATGGTTATCTGATAGTACACAGGCGAAATTGGAAATGTATAATCCAATCGTAATGTCAAAAATGTTTTTATTAAATGACGCTGTCATTATGGACCCGTTTAATTCGACACATTTAATTTGGGTTGATGGTGCATTAACAAATACTGTACATGAAGGTTATTTTTGGTCGGATAATGTTATTGAAAAAATTGATAAGTATTTTAACAAATTTAGTTTTGTTTGTTTTCCTTATGATGGAAAAGTTGAAATACATGGTTTTGAATATCGTCCGATGTGTGAATTTGCCGGTGGTGAAGTGGATAAAGTCGCTAGAGGTGGTATATTTGGTGGCCCTAAACATCTAATACCAAAGGTTAATGAAATATATTATAATTTGTTATCTACAACATTGTCAAGAGGTTATATGGGTACCGAAGAATCGTTATTTACGATTATGTTATACAGATATCCTGAATTTTTCCAATATTTTGAAATAGAATATAATGGGTTATTGGGGTTATTTTTTGAAAATTTAAAAACCGATAATTTAATACCTAAGGTCGAATCAAGTGGTAACGTGAAAGTCAATGAACACAATGTTAATAATGTGGCCCTATACGTATTAACCTATAATTCCCCAAGTCAATTTGAAAAACTATGTACATCATTTGAATTGTATGATAATAATTTTTTAGAAAGACCTAAAAAGTACCTATTAAATAATTCATTAAATGAAGAAACATTTGAAGAGTATGACCGGTTATGTGAAAAATATGGGTTTGAGGAGATACATAAAGAAAATTTAGGGATATGTGGTGGTAGACAATTTATCTCCGAGCATGCCGATGAAAATAATTTTGATTATCATTTCTTTTTTGAAGATGATATGTTTTTTTACTTGGGTCAGGATGAGTTTTGTCGAAATGGTTTTAGAAGAAAAATTAAAGATTTCTATAACATTATGATGGAAATTGCGTGGACAGAAAACTTTGATTATCTTAAATGGAATTTTAGTGAGTTTTTTGGTGATAATTCTAAACAATGGGCATGGCATAATGTTCCGGCAAACGTAAGAGCTGATTTGTTTCCTGAAGCACCTATCAAAAGTTCTAACGACCATAACTTGGCACCATTTCAAAAATTTAAAAACATAAAGTCACATAGACATTTACCATACGCAACAGGTGACATTTATTATTGTAATTGGCCACAAGTGGTTTCAAAAAATGGTAATAAAAAAATGTTTTTAGATACTAAATGGAATTATCCATATGAACAAACATGGATGTCACACATTTATCAAATGACATTAGAGAATAAAATAAATCCTGGTCTATTATTGGCAACACCAACTGAACATAATAGATTCGTACATTATAAACCAGAAGAAAGAAGAGAAAACTAATAAAAAAACCTCCAATTAGGAGGTTTTTTTATTTTCAGGTTGTTGTAAACCTTTTTTTAATTCATCTTTTTTTTGTTGGTTTTCTTTTTCAAGTTTCTTATGTTGTTCCGAAATTTTCTTTCGTTCTTCGTCTGATATTTTTAATAGTGACATATTATATTTTGTTTTTATTGATTATTGTTATTGATTCTTCTTTTTTACGTTTTAATTTTGCACATTTTTCATATTCCTCTCTTTCTTCAAATATTAAGATTAATGTTTCAACAATCTCAATATATAATTCAAGGTCATTATCATATGATAGAATTGTACATGTATTAAAGTAGTCATTTAATATCTCATTGTCAAGTGCAGTAATATAATTATACGTCATTGATAGTTCAACCTCGTCATAATGACCAAAGTTCAACACTCTGGTTGCTTGCAATAAGAAATTAATAGACATATCCATAATTACTTTTTATCTTTAATTAAGTTATCTAAAACTTTAAAACATTCAATAAAACCGTCAAGTTCTGTCTCTTCTCTTGTAGTTTTAGATTCTTGTCTTGGACCCAATACGATACCACTATGTAATGATATGGAAAACACCCATTGTTTTGGATTATACATTTCAATTGTCATATAAACACCTTCCTTATCAAAGAAATGGTATAATTTCTTTGTGTCATAAAACTCCAATGACGATATACTCAATACCCCAACATTAGGGAACATCTTCTTACTAAATTCTTTAAATGCCTTAGGGTACAAGTACTCTATAGTATACCAATCTATCATATCGTTAATTATACATAATATAGTTATTTTTTTGTATAATCATTTTATATATTTTTCTATATTTATTAATATGAGTTTTTTAGACGAGAAGAAAGAAAATAAGTTAAGTGAATTTGTTAAATTCGTTAAAAAGGAGTTAGACATTAAAAATATGCCGGAGATATTAGTGAAGGCAACAAGAGATGGTCTTAAAACCACCGCAAATTACGATTACAGACAAGAACACAAAGTTGTTAAGGTATACGGTAAGAATCGTGCATTAGTGGACGTAATGAGAAGTATTGCACATGAACTAGTACATCACAAACAATTTGAAGAAGGTCGTTTAGATGGACCAAAACCACCGGATATTGGTGGTGAGATTGAAGACGAGGCAAACGCTAAGGCGGGTCAGTTTATCAAGATGTTTTCAAGGTTAGATGAAACTATATATGATGAGTAATTTATCTCATAAAGGTTAATAGTATTCTAACTGTCACACCCTTATCTCTTTTACCACCATCAACATATAAATCAGTTACAATTTCGGGACTCAATAATTTTAATATTTTAGGTGGGTTTACACCAACAGTGTTTGTTTCAAACGTATAATTTGTTACACCACCATTTTCAACATTACTTATTGATATATTTCTTGTATATCCTGACATGTTAACCCAATATGGGTTATGTGTAGGCATTAATGAACCATTTTTATCCATAAAATCACAATATAAGTGATTACTGTTACTGTCAAATTCCCAAGTTGTTTTACCAATTACAAATCTTCTGTCTTTTGCCGTTTGATTATAAAATTGTTTCATCAAAACATTTCCACTAACATAACTCTGTCCATTAAATGCGTTGATACAAACAGTATCGTTTTTAATAACTGTAACGTTAGATATTGAATTAATTACAACAATATCGTAGTTTGATAATACCCACTTACCACCGGTTAATCTTGGTGTCTCGTTTGGGAATTCATACACTTGACATCCTGATAGTAATAATGATGTGAATAACAGTAATTTTTTCATGTTATGTTTATATTTTTCACAAAATTACATATTTTATATAAACTACAAAGGTATTTGTTGATATTTATTAACTATGGAATATATCATAACGGAAAAACAGTTAAAGTTAATCCTATCAAACGAAGTTCAAAATCAAGAGATTGGTGAACAATCAGAAGCTGAACCAGTTTCCTCAACACCCACTGCAGGTACATCAAGTACTCAATCGGGTGGTCAAGGTTATCCATCAGTTGGTAAATGGGAGAGTGGTCTTACAAGAGGGGCTGCCAATCAAATTGGTGTAACTAAATGGTCAGATATTGTTGGTTCTACATTAAAAAGAGGTAAAGCAAATCAATTAAAATAATATGGTACGTCAAAAAATGTTTATTACAGAATCTGAAAGAGAAAAAATCAGAGGTATGTATGTGGATAAAATTAAAAGGAACTACATATTTGAAATGTGTACTACTGTGGACGGAAAATATTTTATTATACAAGATGAGGTATTTGATATTCAAGAACAAAAAACAATTGGTAATCTTTGGGGTTCGTTAGATGTTTTTAAGACTATTTTTGAAAATATTAATTTAGATGATACCGAATATTCTCAAATTAAAGAAAGTTTCTTATCATTACCAATATTAGAATCACAACAAAATCTTTATGGTTTAAGAGATATTTTACTCGAATTCAATTTTTTACAAGACACTTGGTTAGGTAGACAATTTAAAAGTGCGGGTGAGGGTATTGCCAATTTTGTTAAAACATCATATGAAGGTTTAAAGGACTTTGGTATTGCGGTTTCTAAAGGTGAATGGGGTAATATCTTAACACTATTAGCTAAAGGAGTTAGATATCTTTTAAGAAAACTTAAAGACGCCATGTATAGTAATATTGGTATGATAGTAGATGCCATTTTAATTGCCACCGGTGTTGGTGCTGGAGCCGCGAAAGTTGCTTGGGGATTAATAGTGGCATTAGATGTTTATCAATTAATATCAAATGATTGGCCTGAAGATGAAATTAATGACCCATTCTGGTTAAAATGTTTATTTTTAGGATTTGATGTCTTGGGGTTTGTTAGTGCAGGAGCTGCGGCTAAAGCAGCAAAGGCGAGTGTTTCACCATTAAAAGCATTGGCAAAAAGTCCATCAAAAGTTGCTAAATTTTTAAAAACAAATCCAAAAATCAAAGGTATAATAACCAATATGGTTAATGGGATGAAAAAAGTACCATCAATGTTACAATCGGTATCAAAAACACTTTCAACTAAATTTCCAAAAGGTGCAAGTTTTATTGATAGTATTCTTGGTGGGTTAAGAAATATATCGACAAGATTTACCGAAAGTTTACAAAAACTATTGGGACAAACCGCAGGTAAAGGTGCAAGCGCCGGAACAAAAACTGGTGGGTTATTATATGGTATAGAAACTGGTATACATAAAGTGGCGGGAGTTGGTGTTGGTGGTGAGGCTAATAAATTAGATGATGCAATAAAATTAAACAAAGTAAAACCGGATTTTACTAATATAGAATTATAACGTAATATGGAAAATAATCAACAAATATTAAATAAGATTAAGTTAATGATGTCATACGAATTAGGTAAGACATTAAATGAAAATGTAGAATCCATTCCTTTATTAAATGAAACAAAAGTTGAAGTTGATGAGGATGCGTTTTTGAAAGGTGCGGTTGATGCCATTAAAGATGCGAAAGGATTAAGAATGGCAAACCCAAAATTATTTACCGCACTTAGTGATGTATTAAAAGTTACATCGGAGGAGGGTAAACAAATTAAAGGTATAGTGAATCCGGGTACAGTTCAACATGTTGCAATTAAAGACGTAAATGGTCTAATTAATTCAATTAAAGCAGGTATGAAACCTCAAGAGGTTGCTCAACTATATAAAGGTTTGTTAAAATCTAAAAATACCCCATCAAATATTTTACAATCAATTACAAGAGATGTGGTTGAAAGTAAAAAATTTATTGGTTCGTATGGTAAAATGACCGATAAACAGTTACGTGCCGAATTAGCTAATCGTGGATATAGCGATTTAGCAATTGATGCCATTTCAACTGAAACTAAGAATAATAAAATATTTAAAAACGCTAGAAAGGGTAACGTAAAAGTAGAAAAACCAACTACAAGTACAACAGCTGCGGGTGAGACTCAAACAGGTGTTAAAAATTCTCAAGAAGCGGCAAACGAATTAAGTGCGGCACAAAAAAGTGCTGAGGTGGTACCTGAGGCTAAAGAAATTGCAAAAGAAGGTGAAAAATTGGCAAAAGAAAACCCAAAAAAATGGAGTTTATTTAATGATATTAAAGAAAAATTAAAGAAAAAATATTGGTATTATTTAGGTGGACTTAGTGTTATTGGTTTAGGTGCTGCCGCATTAAACGCTTTAGGATTTTTTAGACCGGATGATGATTTATTTAATAACAATTGTATTGATGAATTAATTGATGATGGTTCTGCAACTGTAACATACACATCGGGTGGTGACCCAGTTGTTTACGTTAAAAATACGGGAAATGAGGAATATGATAAGATGGGTGGTCTAAATTTCTTTAATACTGGAAGAGTTTTTTCAAGAGATAACACTAAAAGAGGATATTGGAAATGTTCAGATGATGGTTCAGGTTCAAATACAATGGAAGTTATTAGAGAACAATTAAAAACGGACCCACAACTTAATAGTGATGTCGACATTATGATTGATTTATTAGATTTTCCTGTTTCTCAAAACGATTTAAAAAATGCATATAATTTGTTGAAAAAATATGCTAATAATGGTAAGGGTAAAGAATTTTTAGAAAAATATTCAGATTCGGGTGCGGGTTATGGTAGTATGAAAATGTCTTTAGATTATATCTACACAAAAGATTCAACATCGGTAGATTATAAAAATGCCATGTATAAAGTCATTAAACAAATGGAAAGTGGTGGTGAAGAAACTGCGGATTTGGGTGGTATTCAAATTAAATGGGATGGTGATAAATCCGGTGATAATACTGGTGGAGATGGTACTACAATCATCCCAAAACCTAATAATCAAAATAAATACGTTGATTGTTCAAATGTTGATATTGCAACAACACCTTTACAATATGGGTGTAAAGATAAAAGAATAGCTGAAATACAAGGGTGTATTGGTGTGGCTACAGATGGTAAGTTTGGACCAAAAACATTAAAGGCTTTAGTTGATGGTGGTTACGAAGCTTCCAATGGTATCACTAAAGAAATGTATGATAAGGTTATTGCTAATTGTAAAAAAGGTGATACTACAGGACAAATGTCAGATGAAGATAAGGCAAGAGTCAATTATTTAAAAACACCAATTAAATTAGATTTAGGTCCTGTACCTCAAATGCCTAATAAAAATAACATTAATCAACCAACTGATACTGTTACTAAAACATTATCACCAACAAATGAATCACCACAAGATTTTTATGTTAGATTAGAATCCAATGGTAATTTTAACTCAGGTAAATTTGGTCGTGATAGAGCAAGATACAAGGGTAAAGAATTAAATGATGAAGATTTGGGTAAGCTTGATGAATTTTTCAGAGACAGTGGTTATGAAAGAAGAAGACCAAGAATCACCGGAAAAAATTATGGTGAAAAATATGTGTGGATTAAACAATAATTAACAAACTCTCGATATTTATAAGAGAGTCTGATTGGTTTGGTCGCCGTTAGATGATAACTTTTATAAACGAAAAGGAGGTGTTCTTAAATCTCGACAAAAGGGTCTTCGGACCTTTTGGTCGTTATAGGACTTGAGAACATAAAGATATAAAAAAACCCATCATTTGATGGGTTTTTGTTTTGGTGGAGATGCAGGGATTCGAACCCTGGTCCTGTCCGCCGAATAATAAATGGACTACACGTTTATTCTATTAGTTCTCAATAGACAAATAATTGGTTCCTATTTTGACATCGTTACCAATAACTGTGTCGAGTTCACTTAAGGTAGCACTCTGAACGAGACCTTTGACACTCTCTGAGTGGTATCACACTTTGAAGACTTCTGTTCCTAGGTTATATGTCAGTCGACCCGATGTAGGTTTGCCTTAGGCTACTGCTACGTTAGAAGTTGCAAGAATACCTGCAATTTCCATGTTTTTGTAAACGTTGCCGTCTAAAAGTTTCCACCGTTAATTTAAGTCATAGATGAAGTCTGACTACGTGCCCACTTACAATACAAACGCCAGTCAAATGCCGGTCATCCCCATGTAAATGTTTTACAAATGTATGTAAAATATTTTACTATACCAAATTATTTTTTCTTTGGTCTGTAATAACGTTTCTTTTTCTTTACAACCTCAACAGCCACTTCAACTTTCTCAGCAGTATCAATAACCGTTTCTTTTACTTGTTCTTCAACTTTGTCAATTTTCTTTAACTCTTTTTTAAGTTTAACTTTAGTTTCAGGTGAAGCGTTACTTTTTTCAACCATTTGTTCTACTTCTTGTTCAATCTTATCAACTTTAACAAAAAGGTTTTTAATAAATTCTATTAATTTTTTCATAATGTTTTTTATATATAAATATTTGATTATTAGGGTTAAATCTTAATTGGTAATTTCTTCTCATATAGAGCTTCAAATAAGAGTTTATTTTTCTCCCATTTTTTATTTGTAACACCAATTGACTTGTGTGTTAATTTAATTTTGGTTGTTACACCAATTTTTACTCCGTCAAGATAATTCTCCAAACAGATTGGTAAATCGTAGAAGTGAAATCCTTCAAATTGTTCGTTGAAGTTATGTTTAATTCTCTCCTTATGAATACACATAAACAAACCATCAATTACAACAACTTCTTTTAAGTTTTCACCAAATGTACCGGAGTATTTGTTGGTATGTTTTCTTCCCTCATGTTCATGACCGACTTGACCTTGCATAGATTCTCTATCTTGCCACCACATTCCACTCAGGAGATTATTAGTGCCGGCAACACCGATTATACCATACTCAGGATTATCGTTGAACAGTCGTAAGATTTTGGGGGTTAAATTAGGTGTTTCAATGATGAGGTCATCGTGCATGAACACAACAACCTCATTTTTTGAATCCTTTAATCCCTTATTATACAATTCAGGTAACGAAAAATCACCTTGGTTTTCGTAAATAATGATTTCAGTTTTAGGATGTGAAAACACCTTACTAACATGTTTCAAATAATCATTATCAATTTCTCTTGTTGAGATAACTACACTAATTGGATTCATCTTCTACTAAGTAAGCTAAAATCTCGCCATCAACTTCTTTTAGGTCAATGACAATAGGTTTATTTGATGGTGAATATCTTTCATCACATATTGCCGCATTCACATACATAATACTATTAACTAAAGACACACCGTATGCGTAATGTATGTGACCACATACATGTAATGCCGGTCTAATTGTTTCAATACGATGTCTTAACATTCCACAACCAACAGATTGTCCATTAGGGACGAAGTCTCTAACATTCCCCGCCGGTCCGTGTGTGATTAATACATCTGTATCATCGGGTATCATATTCCATTTCTCAAACATATCATCACCACCACGTGGTAAGTTAAATGCCCAATTATAAAATTCAGGTTGCCAAGGACTACCATAAATCTTAATTGGTCTTGAGAATTCAGGACTTTCAATGGTAATGAAATTATCTTCCAAATATGTTACATTAGATTGAGATAGATTTTCTTCATTGATTAAATTAGATAACCATTCAAAATCACCTTTATGGTGTGGTTCATTAATTCTCTCAAATGCAAAGTCGTGATTACCGGCAATAAATATTTTAGAATCATATCCTTCAATATTCATGAACCAATGAATAAATCGTGTTACATCGGGTTGTTCTCCAATATTACTAACATCACCCGCATGGATTAACACATCACCTTTCGGTAACTTATGTGTCATCTTTTGATGAAGGTCATGGGTGTCAGAAATACAAACGATTCTCATAAAACAAATATAAATAAAATAAATGAATAAAAAAAGGGATAGATTTCTCCATCCCTAAGGGCCAACCGATTAAGGTTAATTCCACCACTTGGATTATTATGGTTCCAAGAAACCTAAAAATGTCTTTTTAATTTGGCTGAGATTACACCATTTTGTGATTGACTTTAGAGACATTATTGATTCTTCTCTTATCCACAGTCTTTTGAACTGTACCAATCAGTGACGGTCAATTAGATTAACCAATCCTTAAGTCGTTGGATACTCTCTCGTTACTCTTCTCTATACAATACCGCCGCACTATATAGAACTTTTCTCAAAAATCATATCGGACTTGGGGTCTTCTATGGCCGTGAACATCTCACGACTATGTAGTCACCTGTTTCCAACGACTGACGAGCACTTTTCCTTTCTTTTGATTTACACCATTGTAAGGGTTTTTTGTTTCCGAATCTTGAAAGTAGTGGCCCGTCTGCCAGCTCCGTTATCTTTTGAACAACAGAATACTAAACTACTCTCTGAAGTTTCCCAACCTCCATACTTTTGGACACCTTCAAAATAAAACCCTTGGTAGAGTTTTATTAAGGATGATAACGACACCACTCGTACTTCACCATACCTTTCGATTTTAAGGTACCCATGATATTGAACAACACAATAGTGAGATTGGAGGTCCCATTTCTTGTAAAGTTCCACAAGTTACTCTTATTAGTGTTCCCACCTCAACTTGACAACTCGGATTGCCAAGTCACCTATCCATTTCCTACAGTGTTACCCTCGGAACTAAGGACAGATGATGTCTTGCTTGTCTACTCGAGTTCCGTTACCGAAACTGCAAACCGTTTATAACTTTCGATTCACTTTATCCTACTTTCGTAGTTTATTTAACGACTATAGACCGCCGATATCTTTAATTCAAAGAACTTTCTCTTTTAAAAAACCACCGTTGTGATTTCTTTTACAAACTTACGAAAAAAAATTTAAAAAACAAAATATATTAAATTATTTTTTTGATTTTTTTTCTTTGTACTCACTAATTACTTTTTCTTTCTTTTCTTTCGGTGCGTTTTGTTTAACATTTACCGAACCTCTTACGTTTAATTTCCATTCAGACTTCGGTACAAACTTCCATCCATGTACTTTAACTTTGTTGTCAGCATCTACATCTGACACTCGACGAATCTCACCGTCTTTACTTTTGATACATTTCATATTTTTTTATTTATGTTAAAATATAAGTAATAAAATTCATAAAAAAAAATTAAATCACATTTCTTTTAAAAAGTTTTTCATCAATTATTTTTTCATCATATCCAAAAAAATCATATTCATTTTTTGTGATTTTAGATACTTTTTGATATTCTTGTAGTGTTACTTTATCCACATAACTAATATTTTTGTGATGTGTTGATGTTTGATATAAGTTTTTAAAAAAGAGATAAAAAGTTGTAAATAAAAAACTTGACTCATTTGGTAATGTCTCTAAAAAATTAAATTTATCCATATTAAACGCTAACGCTTCGAATTTATTTTCAAACCCAACATTTTTAGATATCAAATTTTGTTTACTCTCATCAATAATTTTATCAATATCTTCGATTTTAAAAATTTTATAATTAGTCCCAAATTTATTTTCATATAATGATTTTATTTGAATTTCATTATTAATAATTTCATTTTTTAATAATTTTTCATAATTATATAAGATATATGTGCTTTGGGTTATAAAATGACTATCTTCAGTTTTTTCTAAAAAATTTTCATAATTTCTAATATAATTAGAAATGCTAATGGATTCTTTATCATCATTTAACATATAATGCAACCAAAAATAAGAAGAAAAAAACCGGTCTATTGGATTTCTTACAAATATATATACGTTTTCTAAAAAATTATTTGGGTTAAATTCTAATTCAACATGAATATTTAAATGTTTAAATAAATGAATGAATGTTGTTCTTAACAAAGTATGTCCACTTTTAAATGGTACGATAATTGATAAATTCTTTTCTTTTACATTTAAAAATTCCATACTAAAAATTTATTTTTTATCTTTTTTTTCTTCCAGTTTTGTTCCTCTCAATTCCTCGTAACGTTTCTTTAATTTCTCCTCACGTTCATCTCTAAGTCTCTGAATGTAAGATTCATTCCGTTGTTTGTAATTGTCTTCACTAAGACGGTCCATATCCTTGCTCATAATCTTACTAAATGGTTAGCGGCATATGTTATGATTGCACCTTCGTGTTTCCATCTTGCTTGATAACCCATACCCTCAACAAAACCAATTGCTTGTCTTAATGAACTGTTTGATTTGTATTTTCTATCAGGGTTTAAATCAATATCAATAAAGTCTGCTTTTTGAATACCATTTTCTCTAAGATATTCGGCAAGTTCAATAGACTTCCAAACTTCAGTCATTAAACGAAGATTCATATTCCTCTCCATAGGAACCGTCTCACGTGTACACAATACATGTGCACCTTTACCGGGAGTATAAAGGGCTATAACAACACCGTAAACGGTCTTTGTGTTAGCATAACATTGTGAGTCGGAACCGATGAGAATTTGAACATTCTCTCTTGTTGAGATGTAATCCTTGATGTACTCTACAACCTCTGGTATCGGTTTACCATGGAGGGTTTTGAATTGTTTCATTTTACCTTTTCATTTTATCAATTAATATTTTAATGGTTTAGCTGTAGTGGAGGGATTCGAACCACTCAAGTGGAGATTCAACTGATAACATGACGCTTGCAAGCTGGTGGTCTACCCCCTAATATTATCAATCTATTTCTTGTTCCACACCCCCGAGACAGGAGGGTACGTCTGCCAATTTCGTCACACTACAATGTTAATTTCTATTTAACGTAATGTTATTTTGTAACCTAATTTCTTTGTTATTTAATGTCCAAATTTCACCATCATCCATACCACAAGTGAAATATAAATCATGTTCTTGAGAATAATCGATAACCATAAATGCGTAACCTTTCATTCCGTCACTTACACGTATAATTGGTATTGTTGGATTAAGTTGTAATATCATTCATATAAATAGTGTAGAGGATACCGGATTCGAACCGGTGGACAGGTTTAATCCCATCCGCAGTTTAGCAAACTGCTGGTTTAAGCCACTCACCCAACCCTCTATAATAATTTTATGAAAAATTAACATTCAGTACCATTCTTCTAGCCACATTTGTTGGGGTAGTGCTTGAATGATATGTTAGACCATCAAAAATTATAAGTTTATTTTCTTCACAAGATATTCGTTCATTAACCGTGAGGTTTCGTTTTAATTTTTGAAAATAATAATCTTTTGAGCCTAAATCAGAATTAGTGTCGTATTTTTCATTATAAAAAATGGTATCCCCATCTGTTGTGTTAAAATAAAATAACGCAGTTTTATGTGGGAATGGATAATCAACATGTGCAGCATTGATATAATTTGAATCTTGACCTGTAATCATACCCAATCTTATTCTATAAATTTTATCAATTGGTTCTTGTGCTTTATCTAACATTGTTAATATTAGTGTTTCAAACATATAGAACCATGGTGAAGTCTTTGTATGTTCTTCATCATCCTCAGGTGCAAAAATTACATTAGCCCAACTTGTCATTGGAATTGAACTTGGACTGTTCTCATTTAAATTACCATCATCATAAGCAGTTTTTGTAAAATACCAAGGAAAATCTGTCCTTGTTAATTTACGTTTAACGTTGTTAAAAACCATTTCGGGTAACGCGTTTTCAATAATTTTCATAACTTTTTTCTTTTTAATTTGGAGGAGAGTGAGGGATTCGAACCCCCGGCCCTGTTACAGGCAGTAGTTTTCAAGACTACCTCAATCGGCCACTCTGACAACTCTCCTTGTGTCCCCACCCTGAGATTACAGGTGAGTAGATTATCGGTTTTTTCCTATTCAAAAAACCTGCGGTTCATCACTCTTAAAAAAAGTCAACAACTACTGGGAGGAAGTGTGTCGCTTTCCTTTATTCCCATGAGACCGGCGTTTAAGGATGTCCGGCCCAATACCCTATCCATTGTTTAAGTCTTGGATTAAAGACTCTGAGTATCTCTTACTCATTGACCCCCCACATGGATTCGAACCATGAATAACTGCACCAAAAACAGTTGTGTTACCGTTACACCATAGAGGAATGCGGGACTGACGGGAGTTGAACCCGCTCCGTGCGCCGTGACAGGGCGACATCTTAACCGTTTGACCTCAATCCCAATTAATGGAGCGAATAGACAGATTCGAACTGTCGTTTCCGGTTTGGAAGACCAGAGCACTAACCACTGTGCTATATTCGCTTGTGTGTGGGTAGGAGTCTCTCCCACACTAGACTTAAGGTTTCGAGTTCTTTTACAACTTACCCTGAAAGTTATTCGCCCGCGTGTCCTTCACCTTAAAGCGGGAGCTCCTTATGGAGCGAAAGACGAGATTCGAACTCGCGACTCTTACCTTGGCAAGGTAATGCTCTACCAACTGAGCTACTTTCGCAATATGTAGAAGATGAGGGATTCGAACCCCCGACGTTTTGCATGTAAGGCAAACACTCTGCCACTGAGTTAATCTTCTATGGTGGACCAAACAGGGCTCGAACCTGTGACCTTGTCGTTATGAGCGACCTGCTCTAACCATCTGAGCTATAAGTCCATATCGTTTAATCTAACGATAAAATCTGTTATCGTATATTTCAACGATTATTGGGGTATAGAATACCAACCTGTTAAAATATACTTGGTTTTGGTATAACTAATTTGTCCTTTATGTGCATGTGTCCAATCAACCGGCCACAACAATAATTTACCGGCTTCAGCTTTTTCAATGTGATTTTGATGTATAAATTCGGTTCCCCCATCATCAACATCATTTAAATAAACCATCCAAACAATAACACGTCTAATTTTTAAAGTGGCTTCACAATGCCATTGGTAAAATCCACCACCTGGTTCATACTTTTGAATATTAAATGCTTCCATTTTAAATGAATTCATCATTTTCAAATACTCAAATTTTTCACAGTATTCTTGAACGTATGAATTGATAATAGGAATACTTTCACCCAAAGGTGGACCCCATATATCTTGTAATTCTTTTGTGTTTAATGAATCTGCATGAAAAGATAAATCAATTGATTTTTTCATATCCTCAATAACACCTCCACCAACAATACCCGGTTCAGGTAAATTAGATTCGTCAAATTTAGTAATTATTTCATTACATAAATCTAACGACAACGCATTTTCTTTTCTATAAATGAATTCCATATTATTTTTGACTAAACCAACCTGTTAAAATATATTTTGTTTTGGTGGTACTAACTTCACCTCTATGTGCATGTGTCCAATCTGCTGGCCATATAATTAACTTACCCGCTTCAGCTTTCTCCGTATGTTTTTGTTTCATAAACTCGGTACCACCGTCTTCAACATCATTAAGATATATCATCCATGCAGTTACTCTATCTAAACAATGAATAGTTTCACAATGCCAAGTATAAAATCCACCATTTGGTTCGTACTTTTGAATGTTGAATGAATCCATCTCTATTTTAAAAAATTTCAAGTATTCATTTTCCTCTTTGTATTTGTTCATATGATAATTTAAATCACGAACAATTTTATGAACAGTTTCACCCCAAAGATTATTTATATTTTCATCATCTAAAGTGTTGTGATGAAATGTTAGGTCTGTCGATTTTTTAATAGATTCGTTAACACCTGATGCGGTTATACCGGCCAATTTAAAATCGGACTCTTCAAACTTTTGTATTATCTCATCACATTGTTCTTTTGATAATACGTTTTCTCTTCTGTAAATGAATTCCATAGTTTTTTTATTTTGGTGGGAGTGGACGGATTCGAACCGCCAATGTCGTAGACCACAGATTTACAGTCTGCTAAGCAACCGTTGCTCAACACTCCCAATTTACTATTTTTTTCTTCTTTGTCTCAATGCACTACCTGCAAGAGTCTTAGTTGTTTTACTCGTTTTTTTACTACTTAAAGCTTTACTTGCTTTCTTTGCAACTCTCTTTGATGTAACTGCCATAATATTAAAAATTTAGTTGGTACCCCTAATAGGATTCGAACCTATAAAACCTGGTGCCTAAAACCAGTGACTTTGCCGTTTGTCCATAAGGGTATTTATGCGTTGATGATAGGACTCGAACCTATAATCGTTCGGTTAACAGCCGAAAGCTTCACCATTAAGCTACATCAACATAAGTAGAATAGGTAGGACTCGAACCTACAACCTCACGTACCCAAAACGTGTAATCTCGCCATTGATATACTACTCTATATGTGATTCCGTTTGGATTCGAACCAAAGACCTACT